AATTTTATAAGGAGGAATAAGAGATGAAAGCGTATAAGGGTATGAAAATGAGCGATCTAAAGGCTTGCAAAGATGAGATCATAATCGCGCACTCATTCATTCTCTTCAAGACCCCGAGGGGCTGGATTACAAAGAGAAGACACCGCGAGAACATAGCGGTGCCGGTGCCGAGATTTCATCGAGGGCTAGGAACGATTTGGAGCTAAGGCTTTGATTTTAAATGGCGCCCCGCGCGGGCGTCTTATAAAGTTAAATTTAAAAGGAGTGGATATGAAATTTCCTAAAGAGCTTGAAGCAAAACGCACCAAGTGCATAGTATACACCCGTGTGATGGGCTACTTGCGCCCGGTAGAAAGCTTTAATATCGGTAAAGTAGGCGAACACAAAGAACGTGTGCTATTTGAAGAGAAAAAAGATGAGAGCCACACTAAGTAGGCGCGATAAGCGGAAGCAAAAGGAAGTGTGAAATGCAAAGAATTCAGGGCTACCGCACGGACAAGGTATGCGCCGAGCGGGTGAGGATGCTAAAGGGCGATGCGGATGTAGCTTACCGCGAGCTTGCGGCGATGCTAGGCATCAGCGTCGAGCGCGTCGCGATGATAGAGCGCACGGCGCTTGCGAAGCTTAGGCACCCGAAAAACCGCAAGAAGTGGATGGAGATATTTGAAACCATCGCCGAGCTTGAGCGCTGCGAGGCTCAAAGGCTCGGTAGCGGCTGGAGCCTGAAAGGAACGAAGAATTGAAGCTAAAGGATTTGATAAACCTAAGCGCGCAGGATTATAGCGCCGCAGCTCTGCGCGAATTACACGCAAAGATGAGCGCCACCGTGCCTGATATGGTAAGCGTAGGTCTTCGCTCGGTGCGTCGCGACGAGATAAGAGACGGGCAGCTTGTAAAGGGCTGGGCATTTTACGTGAGCTTTTGCTACGGATATAAAAAACCTTGTGCCGAAATCGCGAGCTTTGGCAGGCTTCACATTTGCGCCGATGAAACGATGGCGGCAGATCCGTATATAGAAAAGATTTTAAGGCATTTAAAAGAGCCTTAATAACGCCCAAAGCTTTTAATGGAGCTTTTAAATTTAAAAATTCCATTAAGCGCTTAATGAGCTCAAAGTGCGGCAGAGGAGCTATCATAGCTCAAGGTGGGTAAAGCCCTGAAAAATCAAAAGAAAGGTCGAAGAAATGACGATAGTAAATAGCGATATAGATGTCTTAGTTGACGCCTTGCGAAGCTTAGGTGCAGGAGCGCTTTTAGGCGCAGCCGCAGAAAATTTAAAAGAAGCCATAAGAGCGGTACAGATTACGGGGAAAACAGCCGGGGTAACGATAAAGATAAGTGTGAAATCTGATCCCAATTCCGAGGGTGAGGTGCTGGTTTTTGGAACTACTAGCGCCAGCCTTCCAAAAGAGCCCGTAAAAGCTAGATTTTATGTCTCAAACGAGCTACTTCCGGTGCGAAATGCGCCTAATCAGCTCGTAATGAAAATGTAAATTTGAAGAAAGGATAAACAATGCAAGAAAAGAAAGAATACGTAGTGCCTAGCGTAATGCTAGACGAAGGCAAGAGGGCCGTACTAACCCACCAAGACTACAAATTGCCCGACTCTTTGTTAAAAGAACCTCTAAGAAACAAATATATCATAGATGCTCTTGACGTAGATAGCTTCGTTGATCTAGTCAATGAATATAAAGAGCCCGTTTCAAAGCTCTTTTTTGACGATAAGAGTATAAAGTGCATAGTCGATTTTAACTCCAAAGACAAGGCCGAATTTTGCGAGAAACGCATAAATTTAGGCTTAGGTTATACGCCGTTTTTCAAGGCCTTTGAGGATAGCGTAGGCAAAAATCTAGGACAGCGCGACTTCGTATTTTTGCTTAAAAGCCTGTTTATGTTTATAACCGCCATAGACGGTAAGCCGAACGACAATATGGACGTAATCGAGCTTGCCGAAAGCTTGCAGGCGGTCAGGAAATTTGACAGCGTGCAGAAAAATACCAGCTCAAAGATCAGTCTGGACGTAGAGATTAAATCGGGTGCGAAAGAGACCATCACTATACCAAAGACGATCACTTTTACATTACCGGTTTACGAGGCCGATACGGAGATCAGAGGCGAATTTAAATGCGAGCTTTTCGTAAGTATCGATGAGGAGAGGTTTGGGCTAAAGCTAGTGTGCTATACGGCGGAGGTTTCAAGACGTGAGGTGCTAAGCAAGATAGTATCAAAGATCAGCGAGCGCTGCGAGGGGGTGAAAGCCTATAAAGCCAGCATAAATTGATTTTACAGAGCCCTTTTCAAGGGCTCAATAAAGTTAAATTTTAAAAGAAAGGAGAAAAGATGGACAAACGAACGGCAAGGCTTTGTTTTGTAAGCTCGCCGTATGCAAGTATCAAATGCAAGCATGATCGAGATCGCGGCTACTACGCCCGCAAGCTTGCCGAGCAGGCCTGCGCCATCGTGCGAGCTAACGGCTACGAACCCATAAGCCCGGTGCTTGCATGGCTAGGCGTATACAGCGAGCTGGAGCGCGAGCAAATAATGAAAAATTGCGAGGAGCTTCTAAGCGTTTGCAGTTATTACTATTTCTTTCCGTGCGAGTACAGCAAGGAGAGCAAAGGTATGGCTTACGAGCGAGAGCTTGCAAGGCAGCTCGGCGTGAGGGAGCTGAAATTTAGCTTGTTTGATGAGTGAGGGCGGTAAGGTGCGGATCGTAAAGAAGAGCAAAAATACGCTTCCGATCTGCCTACGATACGGCTATGTGCTGAGTTATGGCCTAGCCAAAAGATTTAAAATTTTAGAAAGGAAAAGATATGGAAGCAACAAAAAAGCTCATATGCCGCATGATAAATGAGGCAGAACTCAGCCACGGCTACGCTAGCGCTAGAGTAGAGCCGCCATACGATGATGATCCTGCGCTTGCAGTAGCACAGGCGGCAGCAGATGCCACCATAGAGACAGCTGGTAAAATCCTAAATAGTCTCAAAGCAGAGGAAGAAGAGACGATTAGTGAACTTGAAAAATTCGTGAAAGGCGAGATAGCGGAAATTGAGGCGGACGAGCGATATCATTACGAGCCTGCGGATGTCTTTTCAAATGCTCCGCTAGCACTCATTCAAATGCGAATGGACGGTTCAATACATGCCTATAAAAGCATGCTTGAAAAAATCAAAAATTTAAAAGAAGGAGAAAAAGATGCAGATAAATAATTTTGCAGACGTCGATAACGCGCTAAAGCGAGTATGTGAGCTTGAGGTGGCATTAGCCGATATTAATGGCGAGATAACGCTAAAGTGCAACGAGATCAAGGACGCACAAAAAGCCCGGGTCGAGAAGCTCGATAGCGAAAAGAAATATATTGAAGCTCAAATCACCGCATTTTGTGAGAGTAATAAAGCAGAGTTTGCCGAAAAGCGAAGCAAGGATTTCACCTTCGGTAAGATCGGATACAAACTAAGCAAGAGCGTAAGCTTGCCGCGCATCAAAGAAAAGGTCGAAAAGCTCATCAAAGCGCTAAAGAGCTATAAGCTTGATGATTGCATATCCTACGAAGAGACTATAAACAAAGACGCGATCTGCGAACTTGATGACGCAAGCCTCGTTAAGCTTGGGCTAAAGCGCACGGTGAAAGACAACTTCCGCATAGAGACTAAGATAGAGAATTTGCAAAGCGCAAATGTCTAAAAAGGATAGTAGATGAAAAACGACTCGCTAACTTCAAAAGAGAGCATGTTTCAAATATACTGGAGCAAATTTAAAGGCTCAAGAGATAGTAAAAACAGGCTTTTGCCTAGATATGTCAGAAGGGCGAAACTAAAGACATTTGTTAAAGGGCTTTAAGCCCTTTAACAAGCCTTTTAATCGGCTTTAAAGGCTTGTTAAAGAGTTTAAATTTAAAGGAAAAACGATGGCTATTTTATTGTCCATAAAGCCTAAATTTGCAGATATGATACTTGGTGGTGTTAAAAAAGTAGAATATAGAAAAGCACTAGCCCCTATCGCAAATGATAGGATATTTTTATATGCCACGGCGCCGATAAAAAAGGTGGTCGGCGAGGTAAAAGTCAAAAGAGCCGATAGAAGCGAAAACAAAGAGGCGGTATGGGCTTGCTATTTGGACTGCTCGGGAATTACTAAAGAGGAATTCGACGAATATTTTAAGGGTAAAAAATGTGCCTCTTGGTATTTTTTAGAAGAGCCAATAAGATATAAAAAACCTCAAAATATAAGATATTTCGGAGTAAAAAGTGCCCCACGAAATTTCATATATCTAAAGGACAAGCGATGACAAAATCTCAAGAAATTTATCGCAAGCAGCTTCTAACCCGCATTCACACTACCGCATTATATAAGCAAATAAAGGCGGCGGATGCGTGGGAGGATTGGCTCGGCTTTCGCTTTGGCGTCTATAGCTGCAAGGAGCTAAGCATAAGCGAGCTTGAGCGCGCGCTTGATATTTTATGTGGTCGTGCGCAGGATGGGACGGACTTCAAGCCCGACATATTGGGACGAAATTTGATCTACAATGCAAGCGATAAGCTCGGCAAGGTGAAGCGAAGCAGCAAAGATGCGAAGCCCGTCGTCAAAAAAATAAGCCCGTCGCAGTTTGCTCGCATAAGCGCGCTTGCCGCCCACCTTGGTATGGACGAGCGAGGGCTTTTGGGTTTTACGATGCGACAATGTAAAATTTTGCTTGGCAAAAAAGAGCAGTTAGCCAAATTAAGCGCGGCAAACGCAAGCAAGCTAATCACCGGGCTAAGCAAGATCGCACAATTTCGTGCCAGCAAAGGGCAAGTATGATCTGCCCGAAGTGTGCCTACGAAAAAACCTGCGTCATAGCCACGATCAAAAGCACTACGGTGCAGCGTTGGCGCAAATGCCCCAAATGCGGCACCAGCTTCTGTACGATAGAAATTTTAAAAACCGATGAGGAGCTAAATAGATATGCAAAAGAGGCTCTGAAAGAAAAATTAGACCGCCCCGAATAATCCCATAAAATCATAAAAACTCTACTTTACCGCTTTTTCTATCTCTCGGATTAGATAGCTTTCTATATCATTTTGCAACGAGGGCAGCAGCGCTCCGCTTTTATCTATCGGCAGAAACGGACGAGCAGGGATATAGATGCCCCGACCCCAGCCGTTATGCGAGCCGAATTGATGCGTTAGCCCATAAGGAAAGCCCTCATTTGAGCTATTATTGCTTATCGTGACGCTGGTTTCGCTTGCCTCGACATTCCATCGATCCGCTAAATTTCCGCTTAATCGCAAAATTTTTTTGCTGCCGCCGGCGCCGAATTTTGCTAAAAATACGCGGTTACGCGCCCTTGCACCTCCTCGCGTGCCGCTTTTTCTCATATACGCTATGGCGGTATTTGCGCTAAGAGGTGCCCACGCCTGTCCGAATGGGCTGCGCTCTCGCTCGAAGCTTAGCTCTATCTGCAGCTTTACCTTTTCGCCGATACTTGATAGCTTGCTTTTCATCTGCGCTCCGCTTAGGCTATTTTGCAGCGCTGTAAGCTTTGCCTCTATCTCCTCCATGCCTATGATTTTTATTGACATTTTTCCGCCTTGGTGGTATAATCGCTTTTAAAGTAGCAAGAGATGCCCTCAGATTTGGCAGAGGGATACTCGCGAAAGCGACTATGAATGACTTGGGTTCGATGCCCGGCCTTGCTACTTTAGCCTTATATATCTCTTTTCATCTTTCAGTACACTTCGGTAGTTTCTAGACGGCATTTTGCTAATCGTCGCTATGAAGTTATCCGTCTTAAATTTTTTGAGCGTATAATCCAAATGGATTACCGCATAATTTATCGCTCCATCGCTTTGTGAGCTTTTGTAAAAATATAACAAAACCCTCTCTTTTTTATCATAAAACACATGCTTCGCCCTATCCAGCGCACCTACGATCGCTTTAATCTCGTCCGCGTTCGGCTCTTTTGCCTTTGGCTTACTATCGCGCGTGATATGAGAGATAGTATTTTGATAGATCGCGATGCTTTGTGCCTTAGGCTCTATGCCCAGGGCAGATAATCCATTTTCTACGCTCGGGACGAGCATGCCCACTTGAGCGATTTGATAAATTTTTTCTTTGATGATCCCGCCTTTTAGTATGAAATCCACCATCGCATCAAGCCCTTTTTGCCAAACATAAAGATCGCGCTTATGCGAAAAGTCCTTTAAATCATCTTTAACCGCCTTTTTAACGCTTTTTGAAACCGCGCGGCTTTTGTTAAGCTTAGCTAACTTTTCCGTTAAAATTTTATCTAAATTGTCCGTCTTGCCGACGTTATAAGCCCAGTCGGGATGGATTTTAGTAGGCGGGATATCCTCCGCTATGCTCCAGCCCTCTCGCCGCAGATCATCGTCATCTACCGCCTGCACCTTGCAGCGGCAATTCCAGCCGTTTGGCGGATAGCCCCTATCCCAAAACGGATGGTTTTTAGGCCGTATTAACCCGCGCACACGCCGGTGACTCGCCCTGGTGCGATCATCCAGCACCGCGACATAACGAAAATACGGCAGATCCGAGTTCATCTGGCTTTGGTAGCGCGCAGCGGCATAAGCTACTCGCATATTGGTGTTATAGATATTTTTTAATCGCCTGTCGCCGACGTAAATTTGCTTTTGCCCGCCCGTTTTTGGATCGGTTACGACTACGTCCCCTAGCCAGCCTTTGCGCGCTAGGGTATCTTTGATGCCGCGCTTCCATTCATCAAATCCTTGCCCCTTTTGCGCGGCAAGAGCTAGGCTATCTTGAATATCTTTTAGAAGATCGAGCCGCGTGATCTTTGCGACTGTAAAGACGCGATGATGAGCCTCGTGCATAATCTCGTCATAGTCGAAATGAAGCTGCGGCCGTTTATCTTTGATATATTTTACCACCTGCTGCGGCGGAGCAAAAAAGCTAATATTCATCGTCGTCCGCGCCTAAAATTTCAGCGTTTGCTATGACCCGAAATAGCTCCTCCTCCAGAGCATCGAGTTTAAAACCTAGCGGATTTTTTGCAAGTATCTCATAAGCCTGCTCGTAGGTTTGAGCTTTGTCCACCACGCTGTTTACGTAGGCGCGAATTTGTCCGCCCGAGCTGCTAAAATCGTGCTGCGCGGTTTGCCGCTCTATCTCTGTAAGATATTTAGCCTGTTTTGCCGCATTCGCGGAATTCTTTTCTGCGTCCGCCTGTGCGGCCGGCTTATCATCCGCATTTTTCGGCGTAGCTTTTGCGCTTGGCGGCAGGTCAAATTCCTTTGCCATATCTTCAGGGCTCATCTCGTATCCTAGCTCGTGCAAAATTTGAAGCATCTGCGCGCGCTGAAGCAGATCCACGTCCTTTTCGATTTGAATATTTAAATTAGCCTTTTTGCCAAGACGCGCATATATTTGCTCGACTAAGCGACTTGCGAATTTCACGTCTGCAGCGACTATCTCGGCGCGATTTTGCTCGTGGGTTTTGCTCATTGCGTAGCTGCCACTTTGCGCGGTGTTTGCGTTGGAACTAAGCACCGAGCCGTTTATGACCTTGGCAATTTCTGCGTCGCAATATCGCACAAACTCCATAAAGTCGGCTTGGCTTCCTCTACCCTCAAGCACTTTGATAATGTCATTCGGACCTAGTACCGCGTAACTGCCGCTTTTGATACCCTCAAGCGCTTCAGCCATTTGTGTGATGACGTTTTCGTCTCCGCTTGAGCTATTGCCGATCAGAGGCGGCACGCCTAAGAATTCCACAAATTTAAGATAATGGCCAAGTACGAAATGTTTGGCAAACACCAGCCATAAAATTTTAAGTAGCGCTGGATCTTCCTGCCTAACTACTATAAAAAACGGCTCTTTAGCTTCAATATCGCGTGAGCCTATCCGCAGATAAGGATTGTTTTCTACGATATTAATATATCCTCTATCTACTACGTCAAATTTAATATTTGCGTCCCCGTCCGCATATACTTCTAAAACGCTAAGACCAAAAATCCTAGCGCTCACCGCGGCCTTTATGATTTGTTCGATATTTTCGTTTTGATCCTCGCCCAGATCGTGGGTAAAAAATTTATTCTCTACCGAGCTTAGACGCTTTTCTATTTCAGCCCCTACGGCGCTATCCTTATCCATTATGAGAGAAAATGCAGGGAATAGATAGTTTTGCTGCTTGGTAAGCAGTGCGGCGCGGATCTTAGAAGGACTTAGCTCTACATATCCCGCTACGTCAGTCTTGGAATAAGCCCCCTTAGGTCTTAGAAGCTTAATGAGCGATCTTAAATCTTGTTTTTTCATCCATCATCCTTAAATTTTATTTGCGTGCATTTTAAGCGTCTTTAACCTCTTGGGCGATAAATCGCACGTCCAAAAATATTTAAACGCTTTTAAACGGCTTTTAAAAGCGTTTAAACGGCATTGTTCTTATTAGCTCTGCAACATATCTTTTATCATATCGCGTTTGCGTCTCCGCTCTTTTATTATCTGCCTAGCTCTTGCATAATCAAATGCCGGCACCTTTGCAATACGCCATGCCATCTCTAGCGCATCCAATCCATCATCATGCGCGCTTTTAGGGTAGGTATCAAGCTCGTCCATGAAAACGAGCGAGTTTTTATCGCTTAAAATTACGCCGTTATTTATAGGCGGGGTTAGGCTATCGATACGAAGCTGCTTAGGCACGCTGTTTTTAAGCTCTATGATAGGCAGATAAAGCCCCAGTTCGCGGGCTTTTTTGTCAAGCATATCCTTAAAAAACTCCTGAAACTGAATAGTTTCGATCGCGATTTTAAGCGGGCGGTTAAGCCGTAAAATTTCAAGCGCCGCTGCTATGATGCGATCCATCATAAGCTCGGGTTTTACTTTTGCCATCTTAACGCTTGCATAAAATTTGCCCTCATACGCCCCAAGCGTAGCTACGGCGAAATAATCGCCCTTGCTTTTTCCAAGCGCCGGATCAATCCCCATATAATATGCATCGCAAAGAGGCATCTGCTCGAAAGTTTGGTATCCGCTAAAGCTTGCCTCCTCTTTACTTAGCGGCTCGTTTTGATATTCGCTCATAAAGGCGCTTTTGGAGCTTAGAAACTCCTGCTTTATGCGCTCTTTATCCAGCCTGCTATCATCGAGCAGCAGCTCTTTCATATCCCACTTTTGCTCATCTACGTTTGTGGGAAAAGCGCGCACCAGCGGATAGGATAGAGTTTTGAAATCCGCTCTTGCTTCGATGCGAAATAAGAGGCTATCATAATGCAGCGTAGTGCCTACGACGACGATATTATAAGCGTTATCGCCACGGGCGGGCAGCTTCATAATAGCCTTTTCAAACCATTCATAAAGCTTGTCGCGCTGCGCTTTCGTTTTGACATTTTCGTCGTTTTCTAAATCGTCGCAAATGATAAGATCCGGACGGAAGCCGCGCCAGTTTTCGCCGCGGATCTTTTTGCCCGCTCCGTAAGCGGAAATTTTAAACGCCTGCTTGCCGCTATAAAATACGATCTCCTCCTCCGTCCATTTATCGCCTTTGCTAATGCCGAAGTCCTTAACCAAAAGCTCGTTTTCTTCAAGCTCATTTTTTATAAACTCGATCGTTTTTTTGGATAAATTTATCGTAGCGCTAATGATTACGCAGTTGCGCTTTCGCGCAGTTACCGCAGTATTAAAGAGCACCCAAAGCCTTGAAATCAAGGTAGTTTTGGCAGCTCCGCGGTAAGCTTTAAAGAGAAGATGCCTATTTTTTGTGCTTAACTTCGCCTCATTTTTATAAAAATCTGCCCTAAATTTCGAGGTTTCAGGCATGCGCACGTGAGCGCTAAAATAGATCCGTACGCACTCTTTAAAGCTTGCGCGCGCAGCCTTTATCCTGCCGTCTCTTTGCGGATCGATGGCGCGCCTTAGGGATTTAAGCTTGATGCGCAGTGCTTCGATATCTTCATTCATTGCTTAAGCACCCGTCTTAAAATTTCATCCGCATTCGCAGCTAAAAACTCCGTCACGGCATCGCATTTTTTCTTCGTGGCAAGATCAGCGATCTCATTTATCGCGCGGCTTGCAGCGTCTAGCATTTGAGCTTTCAAATCCGTTTTAAGCGGGGCTTTAAGGCTATAATAGGTTTGCGTGTAATCTTTTAAAATTTCTAAGCGCTCCTGCGGAGGCAGCTCTTGCATCTGTGAAAACGCTCGCTCGAAGCTTTCTATTAGCGCGAGAATAAAACCTTGCTCGCTTTTGATGGTATTACTCTGCTCGCGATTTTTCGCAAGCGCTAGCTCATCCCAGTCCTCGCCCGCTGCTTTTGCTCTAGCCTTGGCGGCATAGATACTTTGGCGACTTACGCCGCAAGCAGTAGCGATGTCGGTGATTGAGTAGCCTTTGATAAACATATCGCGTGCGGTTTTAACGTCCAAGGCTTACCTCCTTAAATTTGCGCGTCGTCTCACTTTGCTATGCGCGACGATTTTATTTTTATCTCGCATTTTAGCCCGAATTTTTTTCCGTTTCACTCTTGATAGCCCCTAAATAGAGTGATTTTAACGGCGCTTGTACGTATAATACCGCCAAATTTCAAGACGGAGGCAGTATGAGACAAGGCATAAATAGCGTTTTAGAGTTAAATTTTAAGCAGGACGAAAAGGTAAAGGTTTCGCCGGTCGGCGAAGTGATAGGTCTTGACGGGCGCGCGTTTCGGATCGACGGCGCCGCGCTGATAGCCTCCATAGAAAAAAACGCCCTTGATATCGCCCTTGATGAAAACCACAGCTTTGGCGCGGCTTTAGGGTGGTTTGATAAGGATAGTTTCGAGCTTAGAAATGGCGGGATTTACGCTAGCCTAAGCCTAAATAAAACGGGTGAGGAGCTTATCGGCTCGCGGGCGTATCGATACCTAAGCCCCGTTTTTGATATGGGAGAGAATAGACGGGTGATCGGGCTTGATAGCGTAGGGCTCGTAAATCGCCCAAATTTGCTAAATAATGCAATCAACTCAAAAGGAGAGGAAGAGATGGATAAAGAAATTTCGGAGCTTTCGGCGAAAATAGACGCCCTAGGCAAGCAAATAGAGGAGCTTAGCGCTAATTTTGCCGCTAGCAACAAAGCGGAAGCTGTAAACGCAAAGCAAGACGATGCCGCAGAAAGCGAAGCGAATGCAAAAGAAAGTAACGCAATGGTGGAAAAGATTGCGGCGCTAGACGGACAGGTGCAAAAGCTTAGCTCCCTTTTGGGCGCGTTTTTCGGCAAAAAGGAGCTTCAAAAAAATAGCGCGTCCTCCTTGAGCGACGAGCAGAAAAAGGTGGCCTCTCTTTTAGGGCTTAGCGAAGAGGAATATGCAAAGGGGATTAAATAATGGCAAATTTTGAAGAGACATCGATCGGCTTTAAGGCGGTCTTTCAAAAGACCTTCAACGATACCAAAAGCGAGGCGGATGTTCTTGCTATGCGCATAGACAGCAACGATCTAAGCGAGAAATATGTTTGGCTGGGTAACTTTCCGATGATGAAAGAGTGGGTCGGCGATAGAGATATCAAAAAGTTCAAGGATTATGGCTATGCGCTAGAAAATCAGCCTTTCGAAGCTAGCGTTACGGTGCCAAATACTCATCTTGAATATGACAAGGTCGGGCTCTATAAACCTGCGATCGAACAGATGGCGTTCAATGCGAAAAAATTCGGCGGCGCGCTAGTGGCGAAAATTCTAGCCAACGCAGCCGACTCCACAAAGGGCAAATGCTACGACGGCAAGGCGTTTTTTGCCGCCGACCATGCATCTGGTAGTGATACCTATGCAAATAGCGGCACCGGCGCGCTGGATACGGCGCATCTTTTAGCTGCGGAAGCCTATATGATCAGCATTAAAGGCGACACCGGGCAAGCCCTGGGCGTAAGTCCGACACATCTAATCTGCGGCCCGAAAAACCTTGCCGCAGCAATTACTGCAGTAAATAAGGAGCATTTAACCGCAGGCGAAACAAACCCTACTTTTAAGCGTTATAGTTTGCTCGTTTTGCCGGAGATCGCGGGCACTGAGTGGTATTTGATGGATCTAGGCAAACCGGTGCGCCCTTTTGTGCTTCAAGTTGCGAAAGATGGCGTCTTTGAGAGCAGCGACGACCATAAATTTATGAAAGACGCTGCACTATTTGGCTGCAAAAGCTTTATGAACGCAGGATACGCATTGTGGCAGCTTGCCTATATGTCTACGGGAAAATAAGGAGATAAGATGCATTATTGTGCGGAGGATTTTTTAGAAGATGGACGAGGAATTTCTAAGCAGAGCGAGACAGAGTCTATTCAACAAGGCGGAAGTGAGCGAGGCTCTAGCGAAGCAAGCGATGGAGGAAGCCAGAGCGCTGAGCAAGGGAAAGGCGATTCCGAAACCCTCGCTAATGGATCTGGCGATGTTTCGACTCAAGCTACTACTGAAAATAGAGCCGACGCAGCTGGATCAGATACTGGCAAACGAAGCTCTAAGAGAAGCGGCGGCGATAAAAAATGACGACGGCAGCGGCGGGATAATCAAGAGCGGGCAGCGCAAAAGCGAGCTTAATCAAATTTAAAACAAAGGAGAAAAATATGGCTAGCAGTAGCGATTACGTAACCCTTGGCGGCGGTAAACTCTATATTGACGTCTATAAAGAGGGCAAACCTACTGGCAGATTTGAATACTTCGGGCTAAGTTCTGACGTAAGCATAAAGACCGAGCTTGAGAAGCTCGAGCATACCAACACCGAGGGGGCGACGCAAGCGATCGATAAAACGATCGTAAAAAGCCAAAGCGCTACGATGAGTTTTAAAAGCGACGAAATTTCCATCAAGAATTTGGCTAGAGCCTATTTCGGCGAAACGTCGCAGAGCAGCAAGACGGCAAGCGTTAAAATTACCGACGCCAAAGCGGGCGATATCGTGGATTTGGGAGCCGTAGGCGGCAATCTTAGCGCCGCCGTAGGCGGAGGCGGCACCGCTCCAAAAAAGGATGAGGACTACAAGTATCACGAAAATAGCGGTATAGTAGAGTTTTTAAAGGACGTTTCGGGCGAGGTTACGCTGAGCCTGAGCGCCGGTATCCAAAAGGAGAAGATGAGCGCCTTTAAAAACAGCAAACTGGAGTGCGCGCTGATGTTTATCGGCGAGGCGGCGACGGGAAGCGCGATGAAAGCGACTTTTTATAAATGCTCCTTAAGAGCGGACGGAGATTTTGCACTTAAAGGCGATGATTGGCTTTCTATCAGTTTCAGCGTCGATATCCTAAAAGACGAAACCCGTCCGGCTGGGAATCAATTCTTTGAAATTTGCGCTCTTTAAGGAGAGGGTTATGCCTTTTTTGAACGTGCGGGCTTTGGGTTACGCTCTAATTGCGGTCTGCGTGCTAAGCACAGCATGGATTACGAAGCTGAAATTTGAAATTTCGTCTCTTAATAATGCCTACGCTTCAAAGCAGGCGGAGGCTCAAAGCTGCGCGGCAAATCTCAGCCTGCAAAACGCGGCGATAAAGTCGCTGCAAATCAGGGCAAGCGGGTTGAATGAGGATAAAATAAAGAGCGTTTCGAAAATCTATATAAAGGACAAAGGCTGTGAGAGTGAGCTTAGAGCGTATAAAATGCTTTTTGATAGCGCTTTTTAGCGTCTTTGCTCTTGGCGGCTGTGGGGCAAAAGAGCCGCAGATAAAGCAGGTATTCATCCCCGTAAAATGCAACCTAAAAATGCCGCTACGCCCCGCCGAAAGCTCGGATTTCGAGGCGCACAAGGCGCTAATGGCATATTTTCTAAAGTGCGAACAGATCGCAAAAGATTGCACGCAGGGGGCGAATGAATGAGACCCGTTCTGCTCTATCTACTGCGCGCGGTGCTTTTGGTGATTTTCAATTTAGAGCTTTTTGCGCTACTTGAGCTTTTTATTCGCAATACGAATGCGCTATTTTTGGCGTGGTCGTGCTGCATAGGCATTAGCGGGGCGCTTACGGCGTCTCCCGGGCGCTTGAGCCCACACGGCAAAGCATGAGAAATGGAGTATCTAGCTTATGTCTGTGCCGTCGGCGTCGCAGGCAGCATAGTAGCATGGTTTAGGCGGCCCTCCGCAACCGAAAAATCGCCGGCGGTAGCGCTGCGCTCGTTTTTTACGAGGCTTTGCGACGGCTGTTTTAGCGCCTATATCATTTATGAGATCGCGTTTTTTTATGCCAAGGATATGCGCCTAGCTCTCGCAATCTGCGGGATAGGAGCGTTTAAAGGAAGCGGGATTTTAGACTTGGCAATAAATTTTTTTAAAGAGAAATTTACTCTAAGAGATGATGAGGAGCCAAAATGAAAGAGACGCTGGAGTATTTAAAATCTAAGCTAAATCTTACGGCGGTAGCGAATACGGCGCTTATAGATCAAAACGGCGATTATCTGATTTTTAGCGGCTTTGAAAGGATCAGCGCGAACGAAACTAGCCTGAAGTTTCAAATCGTTTTAGCGCGCAACACTTTAGATTGCGAAATTTACGGAATTTTAGATGAGATCATGGCGCTTAGCGACAAGCTTTTAAAAGATGAGGCCGCAAGCCGCGCCGTCATTTTAAAAAGCGCCGAGACGCGTTTTATAAGCGAAAGCCTATACGCCTACATTTTTGATCTAAATTTCCCTATAAAACGAGTTAAATAGGAGTGAGAATGGATCTGTTTAAAAAAAAGACGTTGAAAAACGGCATTACGATTAGAGAATTATCCATCGGATTAATTTATAAAATTCAATCGGGCATCATCAAAAACGACGATATAGCCGAAATTTTAAAGCAGTGCTGCGATCTTAGCGCAGATAAGATTGAAAACCTAGGCTATAGCGCCGCAAATGAGCTTTATGAGGAGATTTTGCGCCTAACCTACGGCGATCTTACCGCAAGCGACGAGGGCGGTAAAAAAAAATAACCTATTGGATCTGCTACCTGCTAAAGCACGGCTTGGCTAGAGCGTGGGAGCTTCCTTTTAGCTTTGCAAAAGAGGCGATAGAGGGCTTTTCGCAGATAGAGGCTCAAGGGCTAAAAGAAATTTCTGCGGCGGTTAGGATCGCGCGCTTCGCGGACGATCGGGCGTTTAAAAAATTTATAAGCGAGGGAAAAAGTGAAAAAAGCGGTATCGAAAGGCTTAAAGAATTTGCTAAAGCTTGATTTTTACGCGCACCGCGTAAAGCTTATCCCGCTTTTTTGCGACAGCTCGCGCACAAAGGGCTCGTCTTTAGGCGAAATCCTAACTTCGGCTCGCTTTTCGCGGCTAAATTTATCTATATTTTTAAATATAAAAGCTAACTCCGGGCGGCTTAGACGCTTTTGTGCTTCGATTTTTGCGGCAATCTTTTGCGCCTTTTTGCGCGCAAAATACTCTTTTATCTGCGTCGCTATCGCAAGGCACATTAAAAAACCAAACAAACCTTCGCCGTTTTTATCTGTAAAACCGAATAGATCCATTTGCTCGTCTCCTGAAAGCATATTATATCAAAATTTAAGGCAAAGCGCATGGCAGATCTAAAAATAAAAATAGGCGTCGAAGCAGATACCGGCGGTACGGAAAAGGTCAAAAAGGGGCTATCGGACGTAGAGGCTGCCGCACAAAAGGCGAGCAAAAGCACGGGCGCGTTAAAAAGCGCGTTAGATGGAATTAAATCCGACGCGTTTGCGAATTTGACAATCTCGCTGCGAGGGCTCAGCTCGGTTATATCTAGCGCTACTCAGGGCGTTAGGGAGTTTATCGCCGCCGGGCTTGAAAATAACGTCACCGTAGAAAATTTAAACGCTAGATTAAGAAGCCTGATAAACGTCGCAGAAAAAAGCGGCAAGCTAGATCCTTTCGAGAAATGGAAGCTTAGCGGACAAAAGGCAAGCGCGGCTCTTGAGGAGCTTAAAAAGCTCGATAGCGAGCTAGATTTCAGCTCCAGCGATCTAGCCGCGATGTTTACGAGCTTTTACTCTACCGCTAGCTCAAATATGAGTCTAGAAAAGGCTCTCGCGCTATTTCGAAATATCTCATACGCAGCCCAAAGCTCGGGGGCTGATGTAAACTCCCTAAAAGCGACGCTAGATAGCGTGGGTGCAGGCATTATCCAAACAAATACCGACTTCGGGCGGTTTTTGAAATCCTTGGGGCTTCAGACCGAAAGTCTAAAGGCTGCGATAGAAAACGGCTCGTTTTTCGACGTGATGAACGAAAAGCTTAAAATTTTCGGCGAACAAGCTTCCTTTAGCGCTCCGAAATTTGAAGCTTTGGTAAGCTCGTACAAGGCAGCTATGGCGGAGCTGCAAGGAGAGGCTACGAAGCCGCTATTTGAGGGGCTTAAAAATTCCTTTGCCGAAATAAACGAATATCTCTCAAACGATACGACGCTTAGGCAGGCTTTGGCGAACTTCGGCGAGGGCATAAATGAGATCGCAAGCGGTATTTTCAACAAAGATACCTTCGAGGCTGCCGCTAATGCTGCGGCGCTGCTTGCAAACTCTATAGGCTCGCTTATAAAAGCAGCCTCCGCTTTAAGCGATATAGCTATGCCCGACTGGCTTGCCGGAGAAAAGGATGCGGGAGTTTTCTCTACCGCGGCGCGAGGACTAGGAGAGCTTGCCGAAGCGCTTAACAACATATTTTATATCCCCGCAAATCTTAAATTTGACCTGCCTTCATATATGCTTAAAGCGACGCAAAATACCAATGATTTTCGCTCAAGCTTAGCAAATTTAGGCGTAGAGCTTCAAAAGACTGGCAATGTATGGAACCTAGGCAAAAATGAAAACCTAAGCACGGAAGCTGCCGCAAAAGGGATAGCCGCCGCAGATGAAGCGCTTAGAGGGCTTAGAGCAAGCCTTGAGGGACTAAAAGAGGTAAGGCTTGATAAGGTTGTAGAAGCGGACGCAAGAGGCCAGATCGAACAACAGATCAATCAAATAGAGAGACTTAAGCAGGGTCTTACCTCTATGGTGGATGCGCGCGAGGCTGCAAATAATGCGATTATAAACGACAATAAAAGGGTTTTAAACGAGTTTTTAAAAGATGCCGATGCGCGTATAAAAAGCCATGACCGCACGATTGCCTCACTGCTTGCAAAGGAGCAAAGCTACAACTCGCAGCTAGAAAAGATGGCGCAGCAGCGGGTGGGTATAGAGGAGAAATACGCCCGCAGCCGTGAGAGCTTGGAATTTAGCGCTGCAGAAAAAATCCGCCTAGCCAATCAAGCCGGGATGAGCGAGGAAGCGAAATTTAACGACGATCGCCTAGCTCTATCCCGTTCGCTTAGCGCAGCAAAAGAGGCGCTCACTAATAAAGACTT